TGACCGACCACGAGTTGGGTCGTTCGGCAGACACTCGTCTTCAGTCTGCTTGGTACGGTGTGAACCAGCAACGCAAAGTCCGAGCGATGAACCTCGCGCTCGAAATGGCAGAGGTGGCATAAGTCACCTCGGTATTATTACCGCAATCAGTTCTTGTCAAAGGAATTTGGTTGCGGTAGACTTCTCCCTGTTTTGTTGAATAAAGGATTACATTATGTTTAAGACCTATGAAGAAATTCCCGCCAACTACCGACGAATTATTTTACAGGAGACAGGATACAAGCGTGTGAAGCAGGTTCCACTTGAACTTTGCAACGAAGTAATTACCGACCATCTTCAATATCAAGAAGATATGAAAGAGTTGATGGATTTTGAATTGAGGTTCAAAAAGCCAGGTTGCCCCGAAGTGCGTGAAACCTACAAAACCGCGCAAGAGGCATTTGTCCGATTAGATCGTGAAATGAATTACGATATCAAAACTCCGATTATCGCCTATATAAAACAGGCGGATCGAGTCGTTCGCGCGATTGTGGGCGGTAAGGTGTACGAAGGCAAACCGCGAGGCAAGGTTGAAGTTCACCCTATGCCCAAAGAGCGGCATGACACTCACACTCTCTTCAACGGTGGAGCACGATGCGACTAATATGTGCGGTGTAATTGGAGTCTATCTAACGGATGTCACAAAGGAAGATATTGCTCTGGTCGAGCGTATCTTCCGTGAGACGATGATTCGCGGAAAACATGCCACCGGAGTCACCTATTCGACTGCCGATGGATTGAAGACAATCAAAGAACCCATTCCTGTCACCGAGTTCCTCGAGAAATACAGCATCGAGGATTTTGTATTTGATGACACGTTGAAATTGATTGGGCACATTCGATACTCGACTTCCGATCTTCGATACAACCAACCCTTTCAGGGAGACGGCATTTCAATCGCACATAATGGTGTGATCTCACAGGATCCGGATATCTGGGAATACAAGACTCGAACGCTGAATGACTCCGAACTGATTCTTCGATGCATTGAGGCAGGGGATCATCCGCTGGAAGTTTACAAAGACCGTAGTATGTCTGTTGTTTCAATTGAAGAAGATCGATTACACGCGTTCCGAAATCACGAAAGACCGTTGTGGCGAGCAGAGCGTTGGAACGGATGCATTTTCGCATCTACTCAAGACATCCTAGCACGTGCTGGTGTCGCTTTCGGAGTCTCGAAATGCGATCCAATGATTCATTATAAGTATGATGTGTACAGCGGTTTAATTGCTGACGAAACATATTATGATCCACACTTGGAAGATTTACAATGTTAATGCGTTATACAAAAGAGCAGGTTGAATCGCTCTTAGAATCACAACCAGAGGGACAGAATACCAAGTTCTTGAAGTCTGCTCACAACCTTTGGTTCCGTTTTAAAAATTATGACAAGCACCCACCCTTTGTCCTCGAGGATAACGACCAACCAGTCGCGTTGGTTTTTATCACATTCAGCACTCGAAGCAAGTATGCTAATCTGTATGAGATCGTGACTCTTGAAGGCATGGAGGGGAATGGATATGCTTCTAAAGTGTATTGGGAAGTAATGAGTGAAGCACACAAGCAGGGGATGCAGAGACTGAAAATGTCCTGCACGCCCAGTTCCGTGACTTGGCACAAACGCAACGGGACACTCTTCTGGGGTGTTGATCCTTCTGGGTCTCTTCGTTGCAATGTGCCTATTTTTCCCAACCTACACGAGCAATTAACCTTTCGCGAGTTGGCGATCAAAGACCCAGACACAGCATTGCCGGACACAAAGGTGATGAATCAGTTGAAGGCAGACTCGCTTGAGTCGCATGGATTTGGCGCAAAGAAAACCGCGAAAGTAGAACAGGCAATCTCAGACGTCGGCGAATACTGGTTACGGGATGCACTATTCAATGAGAACACTTTGGAATCTTTCTTTTGATCGATTATCGAATTAACGAAAACCGTAAAGAAGCATTTGTACAATGGTTCGGTAAGTCGCTAGAAATTGAAGACTGCGACTCTGCTCTGTTCATGACGAACTATTTCTTCGATCGGTTTGAATATAACACTGAACAGAAACTTTGGTTAGCATGGATATATGGAACTACCTATTATTGGCCAACTGCCTACGTGGTTTGGAATGAATTCCCAGACATGGAACTTGTTGGCGTCGATCGTCTTACTGATTGGAACAACGATAATTATCGTCGACTTCGTTACCAAACCGATACGAAATGGAATAAAGGACATCTACCAAGTCAGTTCGTTTCGTACCGAGGATATGTGGGAGAACGTACACAACGAGATGCGCTCACCGAAAACTTTGAGGGGGATCCTGTCAAAGATTTTTACACGCTCTGGAAAACGGTAAACTCTTGGCACAAGTTCGGGCGGTACTCATCATGGTTCTACATCCAAACACTAAAGCAGTGTTGTGACATCAAAGTCGATGTCGACAGTCTATGGTTGCACGACTATAGTGGTTCGCGTTCTCATCGCAATGGTCTGTGTTATGCAGTTGGGAAAGACGAGTGGATTAATGAGAAACTTGATCAGGAGCAGATTGACTATCTCGAGGCAGAGGGTAGGGAATTGATTGCTGAGACGAAGCAAAGGTTTCCGCATGTCGCTAAGAGTGCTGACTTCTTTTCAATGGAAACCGCACTGTGTTCGTTTAAGAAGTTGTTCCGAAAGCGAGACGGTCGATACCTTGGTTATTACCTTGACCGACAAGCAGAGGAAATTAAGAAAGTAGAGAATGATGGTTGGGTCGGCATCGATTGGAAACCGATGTGGGATGCGCGAGTCGAGACACTCCCGAGCGAGTTCTTGACAAACGCCATCAATAAAGGTAGAATGGAATTGTTTTTGGATACGGGGGATTTTGACCCTCGGAATCAGTCAGTTGGGTTAGAGGCATTTTATGGAACTAATTGAAATTAATGGTCGCTCTTGGAAGAAGTACAAGGGTGACGAAGGGCAGGACGTTTACGTCGCCCAGTTTGTTGAACCACAAGAGAAGATCTTGGGGCAATACGCGAACGAAGAATCGTATGACATACTGATCGAGGGAGATACTGATTTCTATCTCCCGTCTGGCAATGCGATGTTTAACGACACACCGGTTGAAGACGAGTCTAATGTCGCGTTCAAGTTTCGCAAAAACGTATTCACGCAGGAAGAGCAAAATGGTGCGTTTGAAGGTTTGTTCGATGCTGCGATTGAGTCAAACAACCGTGGCATGGCAGCAGGTCCACGAGAGGAAACTCAGGGCAATCGCGACTGGGTGACAGGATACCAGCAAGATGTTCTTGGTTGGTACGAGCAACATCAACCTGCGGATGTATTTGGCGGAGATGTGCTCGAGAGTTTCGCGAAGAAACACGAGAAAGCAGAGGATGAGATCCGTGGTGGCGTTTGGTTGCGCACCAAGGTCGAACCAGAGTTCGGCACATACAAAGAGTTCTTCCCGAAGATGATGGACAAGTTGGCGAGCATGTCGATTGAAGAGGCATCTGACTACGCCAAAAGCGTTCGTAAGAATATGATCTCCTCTACAAACTATGCGACTGCTATTTGGTCAGGCATTGCTGGTTTCTATGGTCGGTATCCTCGAATCCCATATGGTCGTGCTACAGCATACACCGATCACCATCGTGAGAAGTTTGAGAAGTGCTATCCGTTTGCGCGTCGTCTCGATAAAGTCTTTCATGAATTGCTTCCGAGTCGTTATGGTAAGCAGAAAGAGTTTGCAGATCGCCTTGATAATAAATTCTTGATCGGCGAGGACACCACGTTTACCACGATCACCGTGAATACCACTACCAGCGACCGTAATGCTAGAATGGCATGTCACCGCGACGCAGGTTCGCTCAACGAAGGTTACTCGAATCTGACTGTAATCAGCGACGGTAAGAAAGACTGGAAAGGTGGATATCTCGTGACTCCAGAAGTTCGCGCGGCGATTAACGTCCGACCTGGAGATCTTCTTCTGGTCGACAACATGCGCATCATTCACGGTAACACTCCGATTGAAGCGCCAGACTCTGGCATCGACGATCTACTGCGTATGTCTCTGGTCTTTTACTTCCGTGAAGACATGGATAAACTTGGTTCGTGGGAGTATGAACACCTGCGCCGCGCTTTTGTGGATGACCGTCGCAAAAACGAAGATCATCCGCTGTGGCGTCCATACTGGAATGGCGTCTCACCGAGCATGTGGGGTGAAGATGAATGGTATGATTACTTGTATCAGCATGGAGGATCGGATATGCTTTTAGAGTACCACCCAGAAGCACGAGACAATGACACATCACTTGAGGCATTTTTTGCATGAACCTGACCTGTCACGACAAGAGGTTAAATCGGTGAGAATCTTTTACATTATTGGTATGCCTGGAACCGGAAAATCGACCATCATGAAAGAACTGATGAATCGATTTGATGGTTGGAAACAAGAACGAGTTGTAGAGTTGCTTGATACTCATGTCACCGGAAACCTTAGAATTCTCGGTAAATATGAGGATGACGGCGAGACGTTCTCTGGAACAGACCGTTTGAGTATGGCAGTTCCGCCCCGCGCAGTTGACTGGGTGATCACACGACCAAAGGAATTTATTATCGGTGAGGGTGATCGCCTGAACAACAAGACGGTTTTTCTAGCTTGCCAACCACTCTTGACGATCATCCGCATAACCTCTTCAGATGAAGAACGAGAGCGACGATACAAAGAGCGCGGATCAGAACAATCTGAGAA